TATGTCTGTTTGTGCTGCATTGGTTGAACGATTCCCCCCTGAAGAATCTGGATAAACAAAAATCCGTTGATTTGGGTATCTACGAATAATTTCTTTAGCAAGAGCATCAGTGTCATGTGCTCCTGTGATTTCATCAATTATGATTAGCTTTCCAGCAACACGCACCCCAATAATTGCTGACATGTTAGAAATGTTAAAGTCGATTCCAATCCTTAACGGTTCATCTTCATAATCAATATTTTTGTCTGTTACATGTAGTTGTCTATTAAACCTGTCATATACCTGACCAGTTGTTAAATTCGTAAATTCTCCATTTAGATACGCTTGTAAAAGGCTTGGATCATAGTTGGATTCTAATCTTGCAATAAAGTCATCTGGCAAATGTGGATTGTCAGATGTTTTCATTTTTATTAAACGTCTGTCTTCTCTTTTCTTTGCATCGTCACTTCCAAAAGTGTGCCACATCCAACGAAATCCTTCAGGAGTGGAAGCAACGCCAAATTGACGCACATTTCCAGCACGTAAACGGCCCAAGATTTTAGGAAAAGCTCTTGACGCAATCGTGGGAGCAACTGTATCTATTTCATCAGCAAGAACCCAAGCTAAGTTCAATCCAATTATCCTTGACCAATTTTCAAAAGACCTGCATAAAATTTTTGTGTCTCCTTTTGGTAAATGCAAAAGATATTCAGGTAAAGGAGATGCCCTGAAGGTGTAAGGAATGTCGTATTCCTCTAAATAGTTTTCAAAATCATTCATCCAAATATCTCTAATCAATGGGCCAGTTGGTTCCATAACGCAACCTGTAAAACCTTGATTAACTAAAGAAAGATGAATAGCTTTACAACATAAGGCTCTTGTTTTCCCTGCCCCATACCCTGCTGACATTCCTAAAATTTCTGTTTCATAATCAGTAACAAAATCTAATTGACCTGGATGTAAATTAGTTTGCATTTTAGATATAAGTTTTTCCGAATCGAATACTCCATCTCCGTGTCCTATCTTTTGTAAGACCTTACCGTCTGCAACTGCTGTTAAGAAACCATTAATCATATATTTTAGCGATCTTTGCAGCCGTGTTAATTGCACCTAAAGCAACTGATAAATTATTTTGTTCCATAGACTTTTTATGAATTATATTTAACTGCGATAACAACACAGCCGCAAAAGCTTGTCTGTCAAGGTTGTAATCCTCTTGCAAAAATAGGCGGGCTTCAGAAACGTATTCATCAACTTGTCTTATTTTTACCCCCCATTCTTGAGCTGCATATTGAGCTAAATCTGAACGAGTTGCTCCATTAGCAATCATCCTAGAAAAACGCTGAACACGAAATGCTTTCTCAGCAGCCGTACAGCGTTTAGTTCGTTCTTTTTTTTCTATCTCAACATCCATAATTAATCTAAATTTGCAAAAGAATCTAAGACATACCAAACGTGACTATTTCTATAACCTTTTTGGTAAGTAGGAATAATTGGAGTTACTCCGTGCATATTTCGCCAAGCAGGATAAACAAGCATTGAATTATCTGTTTGTTCAAAGGTAGCTCCATAATCAGGGACATGTAAATTTCCTCCTTTGCTATTCCTTCTTTTGGTAATGATAATGTTCACACCTCCTTTTACGTTTGCATGGTCTTGATGAACTGGTGCTGAGATATTGCAATTAGAAATAGTTGAAGTGAAGTATTTTGCAAATCTCCATTTTTTAGGAACTCTTTCTTCAATTCGTTCTTTATGAAAATCAGCAACAGAAGGAATATATTTTTCAACTAATTGAAAAGCTTTTTGACCTGCTGCATTCATAGCTTTAGCAAAAGTTTCAGCACTTTTTACAGCATGAACAGAAGAACGAGTTGCATAGGGTCTTCTCATATGTGGTTTAGGTGGACAAGATCCCAAGATTGTTGAATATTGTTTTACTTCTCCTTCTTCGTTGTGAAGACCACTTGAGCGTCTCATTTCTGACTTAGGTACACGTTTAGTCAGAATCTCGGTGTCAGCGATGTTAACAAGGTTTTGGAGATCTGCTGGTAGCTTTTTAATAAACAAGCCGACATGAGAACCATCGGGATCAACAAGAATACAATCGTCTGAAACATTTGGTTCAATATTTCCAACTTCATCCCCGATAGATAAAGTTCTTTTGATTGGACTTAAAGTAATTGCAGATAAAGTCATTTTTTAAAACAGAAAACATTTGTACAAGCAGGGAACCATGATTTTTGCCACATAACTTCTTTTTTATCGTTGTAACAAATTGTTGACCAAGCAGCTTCAACTTGATAATTCTTTTTTTGTTTATCAATTAAATTCCAAAGACGTTCTAGAGAAGGATCAATATCAAAAGACCATTCATAAACTAATTTGTCAAAAATCTTTATTGTACTTTCAAGGATAGGCATCTCAGCACCTTCAATATCCATTTTGCAATTCGTATGTTTTAAAGCTTCAACATCAAATTTAAGACAAGGTACTTTTATTCCCTTATTGTTCCATTTCTTAACTATTGAATTACGCCAAACATCATTATTGTTTCCAATATATAAAACAGTTTCTTTTTTTTCATTAGGAACTAATGCAACTTGTTTTATTTGTACTTGAGAAGAAAAATTATTTAATTTCAAATTCCTTTCAATCATTTCGCAGTTATAAGGATCGGGTTCGTACACAGTTACGTTTGCACCTGCTTTACAAGCAAGCAAAGTAAATGCACCAACATTTCCACCGCAATCCATCCATTTTTCATCTTTTTTAATTTTTAAACCTTTTTTTAAATAAGTTGTTCTGCCAATAACTTCTTCAAAAGTTTTTAAATCTGAAAAATTAGGTCGATAGTAAAATTTAATTCCACGAAGTACGGATTGTTCTAATTTCATTTGCTTAAAGATTCTATAAGTTTCATTCCTACATAAACACCATTTTTTCTAGCATCAGCCACTAACGCTTTTGCTTCTTCATAATCTTCTGATCTAAATTCTATTTGTATTGCTTTTTTTACTCCATCAGCCCAATCGTTATCGTCTTCAAGATCATCTAAAGCAGAATAATCAGGGTCTTCAGCAAAGTCAGGTAAATCATCACCCCAACCTAAAACAGTTAAGTCAAAACCAGCATCAGCTAAAGAAGCTAATTCAGATTGCAATAAGTCATCATCCCAACCAGAAGCCAAAGCAAGTTGGTTATCTGCGATGACATAAGCTTTTCTCTGGTCTTCAGTTAAATGTTCAAGGCTAATTGTTGGAATTTTTTCAAGGTTAAGAATTTCAGCAGCAAGCAAACGTCCATGACCTGCAACAACATTTAAGTTTTTATCAATTAAAACAGGGTTAGTGAAGCCAAATTCCTTAAGACTGCGTACTAAACGATCAATTTGAGCTTCTGAATGTGTCCTTGGATTGTTTTCGTATGGTTTTAAGGAAGTTCTGTCACGTTGAACAATAGATTCAGCCGAAAAAATAGTCATTAATGTGGTTTTTCTAAAATAATAATAGTCGGGGGATGGATCCGCACCACATACGGCCCTGCCTTAACCTTTAGCTTTCCATCCCAAAGGTGTATAGCTTTCAACCTGCTGCAAACAAAAAAGGCAGGTATCAGGCTCCCCGACAAAATAATAATAATAAAATTGAAGACAAAAAAAAGCCCCAGTAAAGGGGCTAAAGGTTTAAAAGATAAAGGCTGCTGAGATAGAGATAGCTGCAAGGTAGAAAAGAAACATAGTTGCTCTTTCCTGATTGTTAACTCTCTTGTCTAAACCTTTTGCAGTTTTCAAGAGTTCAGGCTTTAGCATTTTTTCTAAAACCTTAGAAGAAGAAGTCATTGGTAAGAAATCCCCTCAATGTGCTTTGTGCAAGAAAAGACAAGTCCTTCATTCTTAGCCATTTGTATAAACTCGTCTGCTTCATCTCTTGAGTGAGCGTAATCAGACCAATCTTTAGTAACAATGTGCCAGTAATAGACAGGATTGTTTTCTCTTTCTAACTCTTCTCTGTGAAGTTGATCTTGTTGTTCTTCATAACGAAGAAGATCAGATTCAATAGGACAAGACATTTTAAGAAAAGTGTGGAATGGGAGTCTC